ATGATTAAAAGCCCGGAACGGGAAATGGCAGTTCGTGAATACTCTTCCGTCATTATCGCCAACTTCGCCGATCCCAACAACCCTTCGTTCCAGACAGGTGAAGTTATGAGGGGCGAATCTTGGGCAGAGGCGGCTGCGGCCGGGCGAGACGTACCGCAGACGGTGGTCAGAGTCCCTGCGCTCGGCATGTACGACCGCATAGTCGCAGTGGAGCATTCCCACCCTCGTGTCGGTGTTCCGGATGCTGAACTGAACAAGCTCCCATCGGACACGGATTGGGGAGTGCATGACGCATTATTGAGCAAATATGGCTCGTCGAAAATGGCCCCGACTTATGCTTTCAGCCATTATGTCATTGGGCCGGACGGCGTAATGCGACAGTATCGCCAGGATGGCGGTCGGCCTACGCGCCCGACAAGTGGCATTGTCAATCGTTGCTGATAAGAGATTCACAAATGTTTGATGTGCTATATTTTGGCGTGGCCATGTTTGTCGCGCAGGTTCCGGCCCAGGACATCACGATTGGCCCAGACCCGCGGCCAACGCAATTGGTTTCCCAATTCTCCGCCGTCTGCAACAATCACGCTGTCTTTGTTCAGCTGCAGACCGATCCGAAGAAAGATGCCACGCTCACGCAAATCAGCATCGACGGGCGCGATGTTACAAACAACCCTTTGTTCGCGGAGGTTAAGCAGTTTGTTCCGACCCTAGAATACCCTTCGGTATCGGCCGTCTATTGCCCGGCTGGCCGTATCTCTTTCGTAGTTTCCGGTCGCCCCAAAGTGGGCACCGACACTCTTTATCGCGTCTCCTTTCCAATCGACCTGAAATAGCTGGGGTGGATAAGGCGTCGTCGAGATAACATTTCGAACTCGAACGACGCCCCTTCCATTACAAAAGCCGCGCATGTGCCGCCACCAGGGTCGCCCGGTCGACCTCCCGCACCGTCTCTGTATGAAAGCGCGGCCAAGCATCCAGCGCCTCGACCAGCAGCCGCTTGGCCCGCCGATGCGCCATCCCATGCATTCGTGCCGCGACCGTGAAGCCGATCCCACCGACGATCATGTCCAGGATCGCCGCCGGGGACGAAAGCGAGGTCCGCCACCGGGTATAGGCTACCTCGGCCCACACCGCCCCCGACGCCTCGTAAAAGCGCCCAACGCTGCGAGGCGACCGGTCCACGCGCGTCTCGATGCTGGGGATCGCGACGGCGACGTCGCCGACCACGATGCGATGCGCCGCCTCCAGTTGGTCGGCGTCGATGTCGCCCGCCGTATAGAGCCGCGCATCATGAACCCCGGCGTCGTCGATGATTACCGACGCGGGGTGAAGTCACTGTCGCGCACGCTGGAGGAAGCGGCCGGCGTCGAACAGGCCGAAGTAAAGCAACGGCTGCGCGATCTGATCGAAGGGGTAAAGATCCGCCCAACCAATACTGATTGGGACATCTAAGTATTGTCGTCTGCGGAATCGGCTGTCGCACTTACAACAGTCCCCCAGAACCCACGAAGGGGTTCTGGAAAGTCTGCACCGGGTGGTAGCGAAGGAGGGACTTGAACCCCCGACACGCGGATTATGATACCCCAAGAAGGCGCTGATTAGTCTCGGATTTTTTCCCAATCAAGGGAAAAATCGCGCGTGAAAATTCAAGGGGTTAGCGCCAGCCGTCCAAATGGACGTGACGCATGACGGCGCGATTCGGCGATCTTGCAGCATCAATCCTCTCGACCACGCCTGGTCATCGCAAAGAGGGTGACGCAACCGATCCGGTTCGGCGGGGTAGCTATCACGAGGATAGCAAGCAGGCGAAACCCTGGCGCCGACATGGCGATGGTGACCGGCGCAAATGGGGGGCGTTTAAGGGCGCTGCGCTCGGCGCGTTCGACAAGCTGTACCGGGCCCATAGCATACAGCTTCGCCAGGAGCGCGCTGACCGCCGCGCCGGCAAGCGCCAGGATGTCACTGATCCTCGCAAGCGGCTCCATGGCGACGATCGCGCGGTCCTCGCCTACCTGCTCGATCGCTACAACCATGTCACTGGCGAGCTTTACCCTCGCATTGATTCGATCATCGACGCCGTCGGCAAGAGCCACGGCTTTGTAAAAGCCGCGCTCGCGCGCCTGCGCGAGTTCGGTTTCCTGTGCTGGGTTCGTCGCACCAAAACCAAAGAGGGCTCAGAGGGGCAGGCCGGACCGCAGCTCGAACAGACATCAAACGCGTATTTCTTCGCCTGGGGAGAGCAACTGGTCCAGGAGGCCAAGGGCGCGTTCCAGAACCTTTTGACGATCGCGCTTAAGAAGCTGCGCGGAACCGGTGGGGTCACCAAGCCGGCCTGGCCTTCCGATCCCGCTCTCTCCGCCGCCCTCTCCAATGTGCGCGACGAACTCGATCGGCGGGACGCCGTCGTGCCGAGTGCGAGTACATAGTTTGCCCACTACCCGCAGGAAGAATTAGATAAAAGGAAACGCTTCGCGTTGCGCAGTTTGAGATGACCCCTTCTCCTCACCCGGCCGGAAAAATCCCGCCCTTGATCGCCAAGAACCGGCGGTCGGGAGCGTCGGCTCTGCCGACGCGATGCTGCCTGGGGAGCAGCAAGCGGGTTTTTCAGCCCCTGCCCCACAGAGCCCGCCAAGCGCATCTGGGTGCATCAGGATGCATCACGACCCTCAACGCGATTTCGCCTCTGTACGCCCCGGAAAACCGGCCTGCATCAAAGGTCCACTTTGCATCAAAAGCGACCTAAAAAGCCTGCGGGCGAGGCGGGGGGTCTTGCGCGGAAATCGGGGTCGCGACAGATTTGACCGATTTTGTGTAACAATATTACATTAAATAAAATTTCACAAATTTTGAAAAAAATTGCGCGTAATAATGTTACAAGACGTTGGTAATCGTCCCGGCCGGCAAAGCGTCCTGCGGATGCGGCTCGTCCTCTCCCCAGCGTCCTTCGCGCTCGCCGATCTGACGGATGATCCGGCTGGGACGAAGGATCACGGCTTCGTTTTCAGGCCTGCCCATGACGCGCGTCAGGATATCCTCGACCATCTTGTTCAGGACTGTTTCGCTCTCGATACCGAACGCCTTCTTTTCGGACCGGCGATAGAGCTTGAGCGCAATGCTCAGCACGAGGCGCAAATGGTCGCGCGATACCCGCTCCATCAGAACGACATCCAATCGATCTCGGCATCATCGAGCGCCGCGAAGGCATCGCCATCGGCCCCCATGTCGCGCAGCCGCGCCCGCACCTGGTCGGGCGTCCCGTTGCGGGGAAAGCCGCGATCCGCGCGGGCGGCGGCCGCGATCGGATCAATCCAGTCCCCCCGGTCCTTCTGCGCCATCAGCCATGCGCCGAACGGCTCGCGGGCCTGTCCATATTCAGCAAGCATCGTTACCTCCATCGACTCGATAGAGGTGGAATATAGCATGTTCCTTATTTGTTCCAGAAGATGGGGCGATCCGGCCCGCCCGGCCGCGATCGGCCGGGCGATGCGATCACGCGGCCGGTAGCAGCCGCTGGGGCGTCTCCTCGATCGGCTGCCTGGTCCGCACCGCCTGGACCTGCACCGCCTCATTGATTCGGAGGAACCGGGCCAGGAGCGGCACGATCTCCAGCATCCAGAACATCCCGGTCGCGTCCTTCGGGTTTCCGAACGCCGATCCCTGCGCCGGCACGATCCCGAGCAACTGGGGCGGCACCCGGTGCGCCGCCAGGACATCGTCCCGTGTCGCGTTCTTGATGTCGAGGAACACGTCCTTGGCGCCCTGCTCGGCGACGGGGAGGATCTTCAGGCTTCCCTCCTTGCCCGCCGGCGCGTGGACGAACAGGTTGCGGAAATTGCCCGGCCCCTTCGACGCGCGCAGTGCCGCGCGCAGCTTGGTCGTGTCCTTCTCGTCGATATCGCCGGTGGCATAGAGGATGTAACCGGCGTGGCTTCCGTTGAGGTAATAGCGGCGCCGGAACAGCGTCGCCGCCTCGTTGAGCAGCGCGGCCTGGATCGCCGAGATATACTCAGGCGCGCCATAGATCTCCTGGTTGATATCCGGCTGCATGATCTGCACCACGGCACCGGCGGGATAGGCCACCTCGGGGGAGCTGCCCGGCACATACCAGAACACCCCCGGCTCAACGCCCCGCCGCATATATTTGGCGGGCAGATAGTCGAGGCGGACCAGGCCGCCGAAGCGATTGGCGATCTGGAGCAGATAGCATTCGCCAAACACCAGGAAGTCCTGGACCAGGCGCTCGAACACGGCGCTGGAAAGGTAGGGCGTCGCCACCACCTCCGACACGACGATATTGCGCTTGAGCAGGATCGCGCTGCTATGATGCGGCGATGCGTTGAACGACCGCGCCAGGCCCTCGCGCGACAGGGGCGGCTCGTACCAGCGATCGTTGCGATAGACCTGCAACATATCGAGCAGGCTCCGCCGGTCGAGGACCGATTCCGGCTCTCCGAACGTGAACGCCTCCACGCCCCCCTGATCCGCGACCGCAACCGCGTTCGTGTCGCCGGAGATAGCCATACTGGCCGCCGAACTCGTCTCCGATGCCGTCATACGCCGGATCTTGGTCTTCTTCGTCACCGATGATCTCCATCCGCGTCTTGGGTCGGGTCTGACCGTCGAGCGGCTCGTTGATGAAAATATGCATGGCGGCCCACGCCATGTCGGCATGGCCGGTCTCGTCCGCCCTGCTGGCCTTCCAGGTGATCGCCTTGCCGGAGCGGGTCAGCGCCTTCTTGATCGACAGGAAGGCCGATTGCAGGTCGGTCCACCCACCGTCGAACTCGACTCGGCCGCGCGCGATCGTGTGCTGCGCCTTCATGACCATCTGCGCCTTGGCCTCCAGCGAATACTGGATCTTGACCACGCCGCGATGCCGGTCGCGGATGAGCTGATAGACGCTGGCACCCACGCCCGACGCGTCGACGCCGATATAGGTGCAATTGTAGCGCTTGAGCCGCGACAGGATAAACTCCGCCTGTTCCTGGAAGTCCGCACCGCGAAGCTGATGCTTTTCGATCAGGCGGAACTTGCCGTTCGGACCATCGGGCGGGATCGCGATGACCAGCGCCGCATTGTCGCCGTCCTCGCTCTCCTGCGGGTCGTAACCGGCCCACACCTCCCGATCGCCCACCGGCCGATCGGACAACAGGTTGATGTCGCGCCAGTCGACATCCGCGTCGACCGTGCAGCGTTGCAGCTCGTTGAACTTGAAAGCGGACAGGCTGTCGTCGACGAACTGGCACCCATAGAGGTTCGCATATTCGTCGGGCGCGTTCTCGTCGCGCACCTCAGCCAAGTCGAACAGGTCACACCCCTGCTCCGCCGCATCCTCCAGCGTCAGCATGTGGCGCCAGATCCGATCGGCGCCGAGCTGACCGCCCTTCAGAGCGTCATAGCTGACATCGATGGCGACCTGAGCGTCCTTCTTGCGCCGGCGATTGAAGCGCGACCCGGTCCACAGTGAATAGGCCTGGTGTGCGACGGTCGACGGCGTCGACAGATAGGTCTTCCGCCAATGCTTGTGGCTGGCCATCGCCTTGGCGACCTTGTCCAGCTCCTCAAACCCATAGACCCAGAAAAATTCGTCAAAATAGAAGTTGCCAGAATAGGCCTGCGCCGTCCGGGCATTGGTGCCGAGGAAGATCAGCTCGGCGGTCGGCTTGTCCTCGGGCAGTCCCTCCGCCGATACGACGATCGGATCGCCCTTCAGTTTTACGCCAACCCGCGCCGCAAACTGAATGATGTACTTTTTAAAGACATGCGCCTGATTTTTCGATGCCGATAGGAATATCTGGTTGCCGCCACCTTTCAGCGCATCGAGCAACGCTTCCCGCGCGAAATAGAAGGTCGCGCCGATCTGACGCGACTTAAGGACCATGCGGGTGCGCTGATGGCGGTTATCCCACCACAATTCATTATATTCGAAATTCTCGGCGTGGAAGATTTCTTCCAGCCGCGCGATCTGCTCGGCAGTGAAGTAGTTGGCGGGCGCCCGTTCCTTACGCTCCCCGGCGTTGCGATTGGCGACCTTCTCGTTGAGATCGCCTTCATGACCGCCCGGTGCCTGGTATCGCCGCACTCGTGCGCCCGCCACGACCTGGCGCATCAGGAGATCGATCTCCTTGAAATCGCCGCCCGTCTTCTGCTCCTTGGCGATAAGGGTATTGAGGCGGCACTCGAGCGCGTCTTCGATCTTGGTCAGCGACGGCGCTTCGTCCCACCGGTCCCGTTGTTTCCAACTCTCGACCGTCGCGCGCTTGAGCCCCAGCTCGTCCGCGATCTGGGTAACGCCCCACCCCCGCCAATACAGGCTTCGCGCCTGGCGCTTCGCGTCGACCGGGATCGGCATCGTCGACGCGGGCAGCGGCATGTCATGATCGGGCGGGAGCTTGTCCATCGCCGGCGACGGTAACCACCGTCGATCGCCGCCCGCGCCGTCCCGCTCCTGTAGAGAGCCTCTCTACAAGAGCGCCGCGTTGCGCGCACGCGCCCCTTGCGCCCTGTTCAGCCGGTCAAATCGGCCCGTCGAGGGCGGCTATCAGGGATCGCAACAGCGATGGGCACCAAGAGCAAGTTTTTCCGCGCTTTCGTCGAAGGCAACACGATCAGCGACGGCCGGACGATCACCGCCGGCATGATCGATGAGATCGTCGCGACCTTCAATCGCGAGACGTACAGCCCGCGCATCAATGTCGAGCATATCGCCGGCTATAGCCCGGAACCGCCCTTCAACGGCTATGGCGATGTCTATGCGGTCAAGGCGCAGGACGATCAGATCACGATCGACGGAAAGCAGGAAAAGCGCCGCGCCCTCTACCTCCAGGTCGACGCCAATGACCAGCTCCTCAACCTCGCGGCGACCGACCAGAAGCCCTACCCCTCGGTCGAACTGACCCCCTCATATGCCGGATGCGGCAAGACCGGGATCGTGGGCTTGGCCTTCACCGACAACCCCGCCTCGATCGCGACCCAGCGCCTGCAATTTTCGCGCTCGGCGCCCGGCACCTTCCATGCGCACGGCGCCGAGGCGGTGACGCTGGAGTTCGACGCGCCCCCGCTGGACGCCAGCAAGGCGGACGGCGCCATCGCCAACTTCTTCAACACGCTGGCGTCGAAGTTCGGTCGCACCGAGCAGGAAAAGCCCAAGGACGAACCGAAACCGAAGCCTGCCAACGACAATTTCGACGCCGGCAATTTCGCGGTCGAGATGGGCAAGACGGTCGCGCAGTCGATCTCGGCGGCCATGGCGCCCCTCGTCCAGGCCAACACCAAGCTGACCGCCGATTTCGCGGCCCTCCAGGCCAAGCTGGAGAAGGAACCCGTCAACACCTTCTCCCGCGATCCCGCGACGGGCGGCAACACCACCGTCCTGACCGATTGCTGATCGGTCGCGCCTCTTAGCCCCGCCCGTAGAAACAGGACCCGCCCACCATGCACAACTCCACCCGCGTCGCCTTCAACGCGATGCTTGGTCAGATCGCCTCCATCAACGGCATCGAGGTCGATGTCGTTCGTGGCGAGAAGCAATTCTCGGTCGCGCCCTCGGTCGAACAGAAGCTGGAGGAGGTGATCCAGCAGTCGAGCGAATTCCTCAACCAGATCAACATCGTGCCGGTCGATGCGCAGGAAGGCGCAAAGGTGGGCCTCGGCGTCAACCGCCCGATCGCCAGCCGCACCCTCACCAACAGCGCGACCGGCGTGAAGCGCAAGCCGATCGATCCCACCGACACCGGCGATCGGGGCCGCTACTTCTGCGCACAGACCAACTCCGACACGGCGATCAGCTATGGCAAGCTGGACATGTGGGCGCACAAGCCCGAGTTCCAGACGCTCTATCGGAACGCGATCGTCGCGCAGCAGGGGCGCGACCGGATCATGATCGGCTGGAACGGCGTCTCGCGCGCTGATACCACCGACATCACCGCCTATCCGCTCCTCCAGGACGTCAATTTCGGCTGGCTGTACAAGATTCGCCAATTCGCGCCGGCGCGCCACCTGGCGGGCGGAACGCTGACCCCCGCGACCCGCGATCCCGTGACCGGCCGCGTGACGGTCGGCGGCAAGATCTACGTCGCGGCCGGCACGCCTGGCGTCGATGTCGACTATGTCAACATCGACGCGCTGGTCTATGACGCGATCGAGTTGATGGACGAATGGCATCGCGACGATACCGATATCGTCGTCATCGTCGGTCGCGACCTGGTCCAGGACCGCTTCCTCAACGTCATCAACGCCGCAGGCGATCGTGCGACCGAGATCGAGGCGCGCAACCGCATCCTGACCCTGCCGAAGCAGATCGGCGGCAAGACCGCCGTGCTGGTCCCGTTCTTCCCGCCGAACGCCATCCTGGTCACCAAGCTCGAAAACCTTTCGATCTACGTCCAGAACGGTTCGCGTCGCCGCACCATCCGCGAAGAGCCCGACTTCAACCAGGTCGCCGATTATCAGTCGGTGAACGAGAGCTATGTCGTCGAGGACTATGGCTGCGCCGCGTTCGTCGAGAACATCCAACAGAGCAAGAAGCCGGCGGCCTAACAACCGCCCCGCTCTTCCCCCGTAGCCCGCCACCCAGGACACGCAAATGAGCCTCGCTCGACAGAATCGCGACCATGTATTGTCGCTAATCGCTGCAAACGGTGCGTCCGCTCCTGGTGGCGGGCTCACCCCCGCCGATCTCCGGCCCGAGACCAATCCCTACACTCCGGCCGCCGAGGTCGCGGCAAAGCAGATCATGCTTCGCCTGACCCACGATCTGCGCCGGCTGAAGGATATAAAGTCGGTCGCCAACAAGATCGCCGCCAAGCGCGAGATGGTCCCCGAATACGCGCCCTGGATCGAAGGCGAACTCGCGGCCGGGGAAGCGATCGAGCCCGGCAAAATCGCGCCATCGCCCGCGACCGAGGTCCTGCCGACCGTCATGGTCTGGTCGATCGACATCGGGGAATGGCCGCTGGCGCTGCGCCTGGCCTCCCATGTCCTGCGCCATGACGTGCCGCTGCCCGCCCGCTACGAACGCGACGCCCCCACCCTGATCCTGGAGGAAGTCGCCGAAGCCGCTTTGCGCGCGCAGAACGCCGGCGGCGCCTTCCCGCTCGACGTCCTGCAACAGGTCGAGGAGCTGGTCGACGGCGTCGACATGCACGACCAGCCCCGCGCCAAGATGCAGAAGGCGATCGGCGCCGAACTGGTCCGCGCCTGCGAAGCGCTGCCCGACGGCTCGACCGATCGGACCAACGTCGCCGCCCGCGCGATCGAGCATTTGCGCCAGGCCTTCGCGCTGGATCCGCGCATCGGCGTCAAGACCGTCATTCAGCGGCTCGAAAAGTCGCTGCCCAAGCTCCCGACCGAGAGCCTCTCCGTCCCGGCCGGCGTCGACGGGACCGAAGCCCATCCTGCCGCCCCGGCGGTCAACGCGGACTCGGTCGTGGCCACGACCGCGAAGGATGGGAACGACGCCACCCCACCCCTGGAGAAGTAAGATGCGCCTGACCAAATTTGCCCTTTGCCTTGCCGCCCTTGCAGCGCTCCCTTTGACCGCCTGCGGACCGACCGCGCAGGAGCGATGCGCCGGCACCAAGGACACAGTGACGTGCATGGCCGTCGCCAATTCGGGCGGTGACGTGCAGGATTACCTGCTCGGCGGCCTGGCGGGCGCCGCGCTGGCATCGCAGATCTCGGGCGGTTCCTCGCGCCCGACCGTGATCCATCAGGTCCCCAGCTACGGCGATCGCCGCCCCGCCTACCACGGCCCGCTGCGCACCAAGACGGTGACCACGACCACCCGCAACAGCCTTTTCGGCGGTCGCAGCATCACGCGCACGACCACCACTTATCGACCGAGCTACCGCTCGCGTCGCTGACCCGCTCGCCCCCCGGCGCCGGGGGCGGATCGCGCGTGGCGGGAGGGGCCTTCGGGCCTGCGGGCCGCCGCGGACCCGATCCCCACCCCTGGATTGATGAAAGCCCGCTTATGCTCCCCACCGCCCTGATCCTCATCGCCGCGATTTGCCAGGGCCTGGGAGCATGGGCGGCCCTTGCCGGCGCGCTGGCGCTGGCCTGCCGGCTCGATCCCGCCAGCATCGGCTTGCCGGCGATCACCGCCCTCCCCGCCCGCTGCGGGCTATGGGCGCTGCTCTTCGCGATCGGGATCACCCTGACCATCGCCGGATCCGCGCTGGCGGTTCATGTCATCGGCGCCGGCGCATGACCGCGACCTTTATCCCCACCGTTCTGCCCGGCGATCCCGCCCCCGTCGTGACGGCGCCCGCGCCGATCGATACCGGCGGCTGGTTTCCGCAGATCGATCCCACCCTGTTCCGCGACGAACAGCGCGTCGACGCGAACGCGATCACCGACGCCCGCGTCCGCCAGGCGCTGGTCAATGCGATCATCCGCGTCGGTCGCGACCTGAAGGACTGGCGCCTGGACCAGGTCGCGGCGGGCTTCGCGACGCTCGACCTGGTTCCCGCTGACAAGGTCGACGGCGTGTCGGAGCTGACCACACTCTATCGCCGCGCCGTCTTCACCGCCGCCAAGGCGGAGATCGTCGAGCGCTTCGTCGATGTCGACCTGACTGGTCGCGGTGAACGTTCCGCCGATCAGCTCGACCCGACCGTCGCCGAGTTGCGCCGCGATTCGGTCCATGCGGTGCGCGAGATCCTCGGCGTCGGTCGCATGACCGTCGAACTGATCTGATGGACACGGTTCGCGCCCGCGCCGGCGACACGCTCGACGCGCTGATCTGGCGCGAACGCGGCCTCGGTCCCGACGATCTCCCCGCCGTGCTTCAGGCCAATCCCGGCCTGGCCAGGCTGGGGCCCGTCCTGCCGATCGGAACCCCCGTCATCCTCCCCGACACCCCGCCCGCCAACCGCGTGCGCGATGTCGTGCAACTCTGGACCTGATCCCGATGCCCAAATTTCTCCACGATCTCCTGGACGCGGTCCTCGCCTTCCTGATCGCGCTGGTCCCCGGCGCGCTCGGCGCGGCGGTCAGCCTGGTCTATGAAGAGGGGCTGACCTGGTCGCGGCGCATCACGCAAATGATGGTCGGCATCACCGTCAGCTATTTCGCGCGCAACCTGGCGCACAGCCTGACCGGCTGGGACGATTATCTCCTCCAGGCGGTCGGCTTCGTCGTTGGCATGACCGCCTTCAAGGCCACGCCCGCCCTGATCGCCGGTATCGTCGAGCGCGCGCCGCTCCTCCTGGTCCTGATCGACCGCCTGCTCGGCAAGAAGGAGGCGAAATGACCTACGACCGCGCCCGCCTGGCGCGCGAGATCGCGCGCGATGAAGGTGACAAGCTGATCGCTTACCACTGCTCGCAAGGGTTCCTGACGATCGGCAAGGGCCGCAACCTGGAAACGGTCGGCATCACGGCGGAGGAAACCGCCGCGCTCGGCATCACCGTGTCGAGCTGCATCGCGCGCGGCATCACCCAGGCGCAGTCCGACGCCCTGTTCGCCAATGACATTGTCCGCAGCGAAGCGGATCTCGATCGCCATCTCCCCTGGTGGCGCCGGCTCGACCCCGTCCGCCAGCGCGTCATGCTGAATATGTGTTTCAACATGGGGATCGGCTGGCCTCCGTCGAAAACGCGGAAGGGCAAGGGTCTGCGCGCCTTCGTCAATACGCTGCCGAAGATCCAGCGCGGCGACTGGCAGGGTGCCGTCGCCGGGATGCGGTCCTCACTCTGGCACCGCCAGGTGGGGGACCGTGCGGTCCGGCTGGAGGCGATGATGCTGACCGGAAAGGAACCCCGATGATCTGGCTCCGCAAGCTCTTTGGCGGCCTCAAAGCCGAAGCGAGCTTCATCCTGCTCTTGGCTGTCGTCTGCGTCGGGGCCTGGCAATATGTCCAGGCCCGCCATGCCGAGCGCGACCGCGACGACGCGGTCCGCCGCGCCGAGCTGGTGTGTAGCGCCGTTGGTGTCGACTGGACCGAGAAGCATATGCGCGGCCCCGGCACGGCCTGCGCGCAGCGCGCCCGCCAGCTCCGGACCGATCGCGAGGCGATCGATCGCGAAACAGCCCGCCTCCTGTCCGACGCGATCGAGAAACAGGCCGCGCGCGCCGAGGCGGACGCCCGCGCGGCGCGCGATGCCATCGCCCGCGCGCGGGCCGCTGAAACCCGAATGGAGAAAGCCAATGCGGATGCCGACGCGACCAACCATGTTGGTCCTGACTGGATCGCTGCTCTTAACGATCTTGCCGGCCTGCGCCGCCCGGCACACTGACCTGGTCCCACCGGCGCCGGTCGCGGTCGCCGTCGAACCGCCCCGCCCGTCCGCCGATCTGCTCGCCTGCGCCGAACGCCCCACCGCCCTTGTCGAGGATCCCGCGCTGCTCGCGACCATCCCCGCCCCCTGGCGCCGGGGCCTGATCGGTTTGGCGCGCGCGGCCGGCGTCAATGCTGACCGGCTCGACCGCCTGGCCAACTGGGTCGCGCCGGGGTCCTGCCCGGCAAAGGAGAAACCATGACCGCGTCCACCATCGAACGACGCCGCGCGATCTTCGACGCGACCGGCGATCGTCGCCAGGAGCAGTTCGCGCTGGCCAGCAACAACGTTGCCAGTGCCCCCGTCACGCTCTTCGGCGGCAATTATGTGCTGGCGCAGGCCTGCGCCAGCTATGGCCAGATCGCACTGCGCTACCGCGATCCCGCCGGTAACATGATCCAGCTCCTCACCAAGGGCGGTGCCGATGCGGGCGGCGGTACGTCCCTCCAATTCGCGGCCGGAACGTTGGTCGATGTCGTCCTCACCAACACCACCGGCGCCAATGTCATTTTGTCGAGGGTCCCCAATGCGTAAGGTGATCGCCGCGCTGACCGCGCTCCTGATGGCCGTCCCGGCCGATGCTCAGATCATCGTCCCGCCCCCCGCGCCCGGCGCCGCGCTGCCGAGCCCCGAATGGCCAGGCCAGCCGGCGGACGGCGACAAGGGCCCCGCCGTGGGCGGTCGGGCCTATCAGCGCTACCGCGTCGCGGCCCCGATCGCGGTGCTGGCGTCGTTCGACCAGGTCGCGCGGCTCAACGGCGCACCGTCCGAAGCCAGCGATGTGGCAGCGGATCCGCTCTATGGCGATACACGGCTGACCATTACCCTCGCATCGTTCAACGCACGCCAGCTCCGCCCGATCGCGACGCTCGCTAACCCGGTAATCGCGACGGGGCAGAATGTCCGTGTGTGGACGCCCCTTCGG